TAAGCCCCGTCGCGTTTGGCCGAGAATGCTTCCGCGTGGTGTTCGACTGCGGTGAGTCGATCGTGGCTGACGCCGATCATCTTTGGGAGGTTCACGGCCCGGAAGGGTGGGAGGTAGCCAGCACGAAATCCATTCTCCAGCGCGGGCCGCGAGAGTTTTTTACCGCGTCGTCCAGTCGCGTGTTTGGATTCGAGGCGATTGAGCCGGTCGAATCGGTGCCCGTCCGCTGTATCGGCGTGGACAACGAACGCCACTTGTTTCTCGTCGGCCGCAACGGCATCCCGACACACAACACCGAGATCATCATCAACTGGCTCGGCTACTCGGTGCGCTGCGACCCGGCTGATTTCATCATCTACCAGACCTCGCAGGGCACGGCGCGCGACTTCTCGAAGCGCCGAATTGACCGCCTGCATCGGCACTCGACTGAGATCGGCAACCAGGTCGTCACGAGCGGCGGGCATAACGACAACACGTTCGACAAGCACTACAAGTCCGGCGTGATGCTCACGCTGTCCTGGCCGTCGATCAACGAGCTATCCGGTCGCCCGGTGGGGCGCGTCGCGCTCACCGACTACGACCGCATGCCAGAGAACATCGACGGTGAGGGTGCTCCCTTCGACCTCGCCCGCAAGCGCACGACCACGTTCGGCTCATTCGCCATGACGCTCGCGGAGTCGTCGCCCGGCCACGAGGTTAGCGACCCGAAGTGGATGCAAAGCACGCCGCACGAGGCGCCGCCCTGCCCCGGCATTCTCGCGCTCTACAACCGTGGCGATCGCCGCCGCTGGTACTGGCCGTGCGTTCACTGCCACGAGTTCTTCCAGCCCGAGTTCAAGTACCTGACATGGAAGATGCTCGACGACCCGCTGCGGTCTGCCGAGACGGTGATGATGGAGTGCCCGCACTGCCACGCGCTCATCTCGCCCGACGACAAGCACTCGATGAACCAGCGCGGCCGGTGGCTCAAGGAGGGGCAGTCGATCCTCGCTGACGGAACCGTTGTCGGCGAGGGCGTTCGCAGCGACATCGCGTCGTTCTGGCTCAAGGGCGTCGCGGCCGGGTTCGCGTCGTGGAAGACGCTTGTCGTGAACTTCATCAAGGCTGAGCAGGAATTCGAGAAGACCGGCTCGCAGGAGGCGCTGAAGTCCACGGTCAACACCGACCAGGGCGAGCCGTACTACCCGCGCGGAGCCGAGTCGATGCGCTCGGCCGAGGAGATCAAGTCGAACTCGGTCGAACTCGAAGCGCGCATCGTGCCGCCCGGCGTCCGGTTCCTGACTGCGCAGGTCGACGTGCAGAAGAACCGGTGGGAGGTGCAGGTCCACGGCATCGGCGTGGGCGGTGACGTGTGGGTCATCGACCGGTTCGCGATCGCCAAGTCGAAGCGCACCGACGAGGACGGCGACGTGCTGTGGGTCAAGCCCGCCGCGTACCTTGAGGACTGGGACTTGCTGATCGAGCAGGTCATTGAGCGCACCTACCCGCTGGCAGACGGCAGCGGCGAGATGCAGGTCAAACTGACACTCTGCGACTCGGGCGGCAAGGCCGGCGTGACTACGAACGCCTACAACTTCTGGCGGCGGCTGCGCGACGACAAGGAGGGCCGACAGCACCACACTCGGTTCCTGCTGGTGAAGGGTGAGCCGAAGCCTGGCGCCCCGCGTGCCGTGGTCGACTACCCCGACAGCATGGGCGGCAAGGACAAGATGAGCGGCGCACGCGGCGAAATCCCGGTGCTGTTCCTGAACGTCAACATCCTGAAAGACGCGCTCAACGGCATGCTCGACCGCAAGGAGCCGAAGGGCGGCAAGCTCACGATGCCGTCGTGGCTCCCCGACGAGTTCTTCACCGAGTTGACCGTAGAGCGGCGCGGTCCGAAAGGGTGGGAGAACCCGCGCAAGTACCGCAATGAAGCGTGGGACTTGCTGACCTACTGCCTCGGGGCGCTGGTCTATCTGCGCGTCGAGCAGTTCGATTGGGGCACGCCGCCGAAGTGGGCAGAAGAATGGCCGAGAAACATACTGGTTAAATTGAAGGGCGCAGAGAACCGGTTTGCATCGAGGCAAAAAGTGTCGCACGGTGGTCTCCGTTCACTCGGCGGAACCCTTGCCTGATGGCTACTGCGGCTGAAAGACTGGTTGAAGCAGAGGCGGCGTATCACTCGCTGCTGCTCGGCAACAAGCCGTCTGTGGTCGTCGATCAGAACGGCGAGCGCGTTGAATTCGCGCGCACCGATCTTGCCAAGCTGCGGCAGTACATCGAGGAACTGAAGGCGCTGATTGCCGGCACGGGTGGGCGCTATGGTCCGATGGGAGCCTGGTTCTGATGAGCCGCAAGACCCGCGAACGCCGCGCCCTCGCCGCTGTTGCCTCTGCGCCGTCTGCCGAACCGCAGATGATCGGCGGCGCGTACGAAGGCGCGAGCCGGATCGCCCGCGAGACCGCCACCTGGTATCCGTCGCTCCGCTCGCCGGATCGCGAGATCAGCCCGTCGAAGGTCATGCTCGACGCGCGTGGCCGCGACATGATGCGGAACGACGGCCTGACGCACGGCGCGTCGATGATCCACCGCGACTCGATCGTCGGTGGGGAGTACCGCCTGAACGCACAGCCGAATTGGAAGCTGCTCGGTCTGACCGAAGCGTGGGCGGAGTCGTTCCAGGAGTACGTCGAAAACGCCTTCCACCTGTGGGCCGAGTCGCCGAACTGCTACCCGGACGCGGCTCGCGTCAACACGTTCACCGGCCTGGTCCGGCTCGCCGTGGGCGGTTTCGTGCCGACCGGCGAAGTGCTGGCGACGGCCGAGTGGCTGCGCCGTCGCGACTGCCCGTATCGCACGGCGGTCCAGATGGTCCACCTCGACCGTCTGTCGAACCCGTGGGACACCGACGACACCGCCACCCTGCGTCGCGGTGTCGAGCGCGACACGTACGGTGCGCCGATCGCCTACCACATCCGCATGGGCCACCCGAACGACTCGTACGACATGTCGAGCATCGAGTGGAAGCGCGTGCCGGCCCGCAAGCCGTGGGGCCGCGTTCAGGTCATCCACATCTTTGAGCAGATGCAGCCGGACCAGAGCCGGGGCGTCGCCGAAATGGTCTCCGTGCTGAAAGAAATGCGGATGACCAAGAAGTTCCACGAGATCACGCTGCAGAACGCGGTCATCAACGCCACGTACGCGGCCACCATCGAGTCGGAACTGCCCCGTGAAGCCGCCTATCAGCAGCTTGGCGAGGGCGGCACGGCGAAGTGGGCCGAGGACTACCTCACCGCGATCGGCGAGTACGTCGGCGACTCGAAGAACGTCCACATCGACGGCGCGAAAATCCCGCACCTGTTCCCCGGCACCAAGCTCAAACTGCAGCCGGCCGGCACGCCTGGCGGCGTCGGCACCGGATTCGAGGAAAGCCTGCTGCGCCACATCGCGGCGGGCCTCGGCCTGTCGTACGAGCAGTTCAGCCGCGACTACACGAAGACGAACTACTCGTCGGCGCGTGCGTCGATGAACGAGACCTGGAAGTACATGCAGGCGCGGAAGAAGGTCGTCGCCGACCGCTTCGCGAACCACGTCTACATGCTCTGGCTGGAGGAGCAGTTCGCGCTTGGCCTCGTGCCGATGCCGCAGAACGCCCCGAATTTCTGGGAAGGGCTGAACAAGGAGGCGTACGGCGAGTGCTCATGGATCGGCGCGTCGCGCGGCCAGATCGACGAACTCAAGGAAACTGAGTCGGCGATCCTCCGCATTGATCGCGGCCTGTCTACCTACGAGGCCGAGTGCTCGCGCCTCGGTGACGACTTCCGCAAAGTGTTTGCGCAGCGCGCTCGCGAGCAGGCGCTCATGCGGACGCTCAACCTCGACTTCTCCCCGGTTCAGGGCGGTGCGCCCTCGCAGCGCCAGGCGCAGACCGAAGACCCGGCGAACTCCACCTCCACCGACGAGGCTCCGTCGCCGTGAAGAACATTACCCCGCAGTCGGTCAGCCAGCGTTTCAGCGGCGTGATCTCGCTCATGTCGCAGCATGGCGGCGAGCACGTCGCGTCGCTGATGCACACCGCCGCTTTCCCCGAGGACTACGCTGAAGCCGAGAACGCCTACGACGCCGAGTGCGCGTCGGTATTCGGCTTCTCGGCCAGCGAGCGCAGCAAGCCGTTCATGTTCAGCGAGGGTATCGCGTACATCCCGGTTCAGGGCGCGCTGCTGCACCGCTACGGGTGGTCGTACTCCGGTGCCACCGGCTACGACTACGTCCGCTCGATGCTGGTCGCCGCGCTCGACGACGCCGAGGTGAAGGGCATCGTGTTCGACATCAACTCGCCGGGCGGTCAAGTCGCCGGCAATTTCGAGTTGGCCGATCAGATTTACGCCGCTCGCGGTCGCAAGCCGATGATGGCGATGGTCGATGCGATGGCGGCGTCTGGCGGCTACTCGCTGGCGTCAGCAGCGGGCCGCGTCGTCGCCACCCCGAGCGCGATGGTCGGCTCGATCGGCGTGGGCATCATGCACGTCTCCTACGCGAAAGCGATGAAGGAGTCGGGCATCGAAATCAACTATGTGTACGCCGGTAAACAGAAGGTTGAGGGCAGTCCGTACCTGCCGCTGAGCGAGGCGGCGCGCGAGCGGATGCAGGAGCGCGTCGATTCGCAGTACGAGAAATTCGTGGGCCTGGTTGCACGCAACCGGTCTCTCGATCCTGAAGTGGTCCGCAAGACCGAGGCGGGCATGTTTGACGCTGAGGACGCGCAGGCTCTCGGGTTGGTCGACGCGGTGAGCACGCCGATGGCGGCTCTCGCGGCGTTTCGTGACGAGCTTTCCGGCTCGCAATCATTCGCCAGGAGCGAAAACATGAGCATTGAAAACAAGCCGGGGGCCGAAGTCAGCGCGACTCCCGCGACGCAGGACAACACCGCTGCCATCACTGCCGAGCGCGCCCGCATCGGCGCGATCATGGCCCACCCGGAATCGGCAGGCCGTGAATCGCTGGCCTCGCACCTGGCGCTGAAGACCTCGATGTCGGTCGAAGACGCTGCTGCGATGCTCGCCGCTGCCCCGAAGGCCGAGGCCAAGCCGGCCACTGCCTCCACTTCCGCCGCTGCGTTCGACGCCGCGATGGAGTCGACGGGCAACCCGAACGTGGGCGCCGGTCAGGACGCGGCTGCTTCGGCCGAGCCGGACCTCGCGGCCAGCATCCTCGCGTCGTACAACCTCGCGACCGGCGTCAAGCCGCGCGCCACCCACTAAGGAGCAACAGCCATGAGCGACACTCTCCACATCGCGTCCGGCCCGGACACGCAGACCTACACCCCGTACCAGCTTCTCGCGGGTGACACCCCGCTGGTCGCCACTGCGCCGGATACGCTGGCCTCGGGCCAGAACCTCGCGCAGAACACCGTCGTGGCGCGCATCACTGCGTCCGGCCTGCTGACCGTGCTGACCCCCGGCGCGGCCACTGGCGCGGAAATCGCGGTGGGCATCCTCGCCTACGCCGTCGACGCCTCGGGCGGCAACTCGGCCTGCGTCATCTACAAGGCGGGCTGCTTCAACGCGGCGGCGCTGGTCTGGCCGGCTGCCATCGACACGCTGGCCGAACGTCAGGCTGCGTTCGACAAGTCGCCGATCGTCATCAAGAACCTGCGGTACTCCGGCTAAACCCCGGCACCACCACCAAGCAACCGGAGAACCGCCATGACCATTGGCACTTACGATACCCACACCCTGATGCGCGTCGTCGAAACCCTGCGACCGCCGACCAACTTCTGGCTGTCGCTCGGCTTCCCGTCGACGCAGTTGTTCGACACCGAGTTCGTCGACTTCGATGTCGTCGATCGTGGCCGTCGTCTGGCCCCGTTCGTCGCCCCGACCGCCCAGGGCAAGCCGATGCTGCAGGAGGGTTACTCGACCCGCCGCTTCAAGCCGGCCTACATCAAGCCGAAGGACGCGGTGAACCCGACTCGCGTGTTCCGTCGCCAGCCCGGTGAAATCTACGCCGGCAGCATGTCGGCCGAGCAGCGCCGTCAGGCGGTGATCGCCGACATCCTGATGCAGCACCGCAACATGGTGGAGCGTCGTTGGGAGTGGATGGCCTGCGAAGCCATCGTCAACGGCGCGGTCACCATCTCGGGCGAGGACTACCCGAGCGTCACCGTGACCTTCGGTCGCGCCGGCTCGCAGTCGAAGAACCTGACAGGCACGAACCGCTGGAGCGAGTCGACCTCCAAGCCGCTGCAGGACTGGGAGTCGTGGCGCATCGAGACCCACCGCCTGTCCGGCTACTCGCCGAACATCGTGGTCATGGGCCTGAACGCCTGGAACGCTTTCCGCGTTCACGCCGACGTGCAGAAGGCGCTCAACACCGAAATCCGGGGCACGCAGTCGAGCCTGGAAATCGCGACTGGCACCGGTCTGCCGTTCGAGCGTCGCGGCTACATCGGCTCGAACCTCGAAATCTGGACCTACAACGACATCTACGAGGACAACAGCGGCACTGCCGTCGAGTTCTTCAACCAGGACTCGGTGCTCCTGACCTCGCGGGCTGTTGACGGCGTGCGCTGCTTCGGCGCGATCCTCGACGCTCGCGCCGGTTACCAGCCGGCCGCGATGTACCCGAAGATGTGGCTGCAGGAAGACCCGAGCGCGGAGTTCCTGATGGTGCAGTCGGCCCCGCTGATGGTGCCGACCCGCCCCAACGCGACCCTGCTCGCGAAGGTGCTGAACGCCTCGTAAGGGGTCAACGGGCACGCCGACGACCTCGGCGTGCCCATCTCACAGGAGACAGCCATGAAGTTCACCGCGATTCACACGATCAACCTCCCCGACCGGCTTGTCATGCCGGGCGAGGTCTTCGAGTACGACGAAGCCGCTGCGGTCAATCTGGTCCGCATCGGCGCGTGCTCGATCGTCAAGAGCGATACTCCGATCACCGCCCTGGCCGTGCAGCTTGTCGAGAAGGTCGAAGACGGTGATGACTCGCTCGGTCTCGACGAGGTGACTCCGGTCATCGTCGAAGCCATGTCGCCCGTCGCCAAGGGCAAGAAGGCCCGCTGATGTTCGACTGGTCGGCCACCCGCGCTCAGGCTCGCGCCATCGTGCACGAGACCTTCTCCCTTCCGGCGACGTACACCGGCACGGGCGAGGGTGCGCTGACCATCCCTATTCTTGCGCGGCTGCATACGCGCATCCGCGTCTTCGGTGACCTCGACCGCGAAGGTTTCGCGCAGGTCATGGACGACGTTACCCGCGTCATCGTCGACGGCTCGGCAGTTGTCCCGGCTCGTGGCGGCACGCTGGTGTTCGTCACGCCGGCCGGCACGTACACGTTCCGCGTTGAGGTGGTGCAGCCCGACGTGGACGGCAACGGCTTTATCCCGCTGACGGTGAAGAAGTCGTGACCGTCGAGATCGAACTTCGCGGCCTGGCCCGCGCTCGCGGGTATTTCCGCGCCGCTCCACAGGTCGCCGCACAGGCCGCGAGCCTGGCGTTGAACGACGCCGGACGGCGCGCAGCTACGCAGGGTTCACGCCTCATCCCGAAGCAGGTCAACCTGCCTACGCGCTACGTGCGCGAGCGGTTGAAGCTGTCGAAGGCGTCGAACGCGGGCGACCTCGAAGCGATCGTGGCCGGCGACGACAATCCTGTTTCGTTGGCCCGCTACGCCAAGCAGCCGCTCGTGCGCGGCAGGCCGCCTTTCGTTCGCGTCTCGCAGCGCGGTGGCGGCAGCGAACTCAAGCGCGTGTTCCCGATCAACCTCGCGAACAACAATCGCGGCCTGGCGATTCGCCTCAAGGCCGGAGAGTCCGCAGAGGGCCGCCTCAAGCCGTTCGGCTCGGCACGTCGCAGCGAGGGCGCCAAGTCGAGCCTGTTCCTGCTTTACGGCCCGAGCGTCGGCCAGGTGTTCCGCACGGTGTCGAACGACATCTCTGGCAAGACGGCTGACTTCCTTGAGGGCGAGTTCGTGCGCCAGTTCGACCGTTTGTCGAGGGGCAAGTGATGACTGACTCTAAGCGGCTTACGGTACTCAAGGTGATCTCGGATCATCTGCTCGACACGATCAAGGTGTCGAACGGCTACAAGCATGACCTGCAGGCCGTGTCTCGCGGCCGGCTGTTCCTCGGCGAAACCGACCCGCTTCCCGGCGTCTCGATCCTTGAAGACCTGGACCCGGATCGCGACCCGAAGACGGCCGGTATCGAGCGCACGAAGCATTACGAGATGTGGACCCTGCTGATGCAGGGTTTCGTCGCGGACGATTTCGACAACCCATGCGACCCGGCGTACGAGTTGATGGCTGACGTGAAGAAGGCTCTCGCGCTCGCTCTCGACGAAGACGCCGGGTCGCTGTACCTATTCGGAGGTCTCATCAACGGCATGAGCATCGAACCGGGAACGGTTCGCCCGCCGTCCGAGGTCTCCTCCAGAGCGTTCTTCTGGATGCGCGTCATCCTCAAGTTCGTAGAGCACGTCGACGACCCTTACCGGCTCTGAGACACACCACCAACAGGAGCATGTGACATGGCTAACAACTACACTCTCGGCAAGGGTCGCCTTTTCTTTGACCCGTTCACCCCCGGCACGAAGACGCGCAGCGGCGAACTGTATTTCGGCAACACGCCGGAGTTCACCCTGACCGTCGAGTCGGAAACCCTCGACCACTTCGACGCCGTCAACGGCATACGCGTGAAGGACGCCGCCGTCCCGATCGAGATCAACCGCACCGGCTCGTTCACGACCGACAACATCTCGCCGGAGAACCTGTCGTTCTTCTTCCTCGGCACGGCGGGCACGTTCACGGAAGCGGGCGCCACCGGCCGGGTCTCGAACCTCGGCATCGTCACGGTCGGCCGCTTCTACCAGATCGGCCAGACTGCGGCCAATCCGGGCGGCGACCGCAACGTCACCAACGTCGTTGTCACCGACTCGGCCGGCACGCCGGCCACCCTCGTGCTCGGCACGAACTACCGCCTCGACGCCGAGACCGGTCGTATCGAGATGATTACTGCGCCGGCCACCGCCGTCGTTGTGACCTACGACGTGGCCGCTTCCAGCCGCGCGCAGGTCGTCACCTCGGCCACCGCCAGCCTGTACGGCGCCATGCGGTTCATCGCGACCAACCCGGAAGGTCTCAAGCGCGACTACTACATGCCGAACGTCCTCATCACTCCGAACGGCGACTTCGCCCTCAAGGGCGACGAGTGGCAGGTCATCGGCTTCAACGTGGAAGTGCTGAAGCTGAACGACCAGACGGCGAGCATCTACATCGACGGCCGACCGGCCTAACAGGAGGAGCGAACGCACATGAACTTCGAGGACTTGGTTGAGACTCGGGAAATCCAGCACGGCGAAAAGAAGTACCGAGTGCGGGGTCTGAGTTTCGCTGACATCACGCAGGTGCTGTACGACGATCGCGAGACCCTGTTTCGTTTCGTCGATGCGGTGAAGGGCGGCAAGGAGGACGAGATCGTCGAGAACGGTCTGTCTGCCCTGTCGCAGTTCCCGAGCCTGGCCGCGAAGTTCCTCGCCTGTGCGCTCGATGTACCGGACCAGTGGGCATCCGTGGCGAAGATGCCTGCTGGTCTGCAGATGAAGATGCTGGTTGCGATTGGCGAACTCACCTTCGTTGACGCAGCCGGCGCGGTAGAGACGGTGGGAAACGTGCTGCGCGTGGTCCGCAGCGGAACGAAAGCCCTTTCGGACCTGAAGTCGGCTCAGACCAGCGGCACTGGTACGCTGAGCTAAGACGGCACGTTTCGCTGTTGATGGCGGAAGGCCACGCGCACGCCGCCCGTTACCCCATCGGAAAACTGTGGACAGAGACCGCCATAGTGGCCGAACGTATCAACCAGAAGATCGTCACGGAGGCGATCGTTTGGCAGAGCGCCTACGTCGGCGCGAAGTCGAAGAAGGGCGGTAAAGCGTTTCAAGAACTGGTGGAGAAGCTGAATGGCAAGTCGCGCTGACGTTGAACTGAGGCTGACTGCCAAGCAGCTTGACTCCAAGCCGCTCGAAGACCTCGACGCGCTTCTCAGCCAGCTTGAGAAACGGCAAGATGAGTTGGCGGATTCCTCGGCGCTCGCATCGCGGGCGACCGAGGACTTCGCTCGGGAGCAGGCGAACCTGGCTGCGGTGCTGCGCACGCTGACCAAGCGTCAGGGCCTCGCTGCCGGTCTTGAAGAACAGCGCAAGGCGCTCACCGAACTGCAGCCGCAGATCGAGGCGGCGCGCAAGGCGTACGAAGCACTGGAGGCTCAGCGGGCCGGCGTCAAGCCGCGCACGCAGGCCAGCAAGGACCTCCGGGCGCAGTCGCGAGAAGCCTTGCTGGCACTCCGCGAACTGGAAGCACAGCAGACCAAGTTTGAGCGCGCCACCGGGCGCGCGGAGAAGCGGCTCACCGAGTTGGGCGTCAACCCCGGCCCAGAGCGGCTTCAGCAGTCCCTATCCGACCTGCAGGCGCAGATCGAGCGCGTCAACCGCGCCGCCGAGCAGAGCAACAAGCTGCAGACGCAGCAGCCGACCGCGCAGGCCGATGCCCGGTTCCGTCAGCAGGCGGATGAGGCCAAGCGGCTTGTCGAGATCGACGCTCGCCGTCGCGCCATCGTGGACGGGCTGGAAGCGCAGGAGCGCGCCGCCCTGGCGGCGGCGGACGCCGAGAGGCGGCTCAACGATGTCACGGCGTTCCGCGCTCGTGGCAACGTGCAGGGCGACGCCCCGGTGCGCGTGGACCGTGCAGGGCTTCGCCAGTTCGACAACACCACCGAGGCGTTGCGGAAGCTCAGCACCCCGGCGCGCACGGCGCAGGAGCAGTTGGCCGCTGTTCAGGCGGCGCTGACCGGCGTCGAGCAGGCGGCGGTTCCGACGACCGATGAACTGAAGACGCTGCGCACCGAGACGGCGGCGCTCGCCAACGCGCAGCGCAACCTCGCGTCGCAGGCCCGGCTGGTCGACTCGCTGCGGCAGCAGAACGTCGCTCTCGACGCGGCACGCCAGCGGCTCACAGCGGCCCGTCAGAGCGTCGAGGAGTTCGCCCGGAAGGTCCGTGAGGCCGACGAGCCGAACGCGGCTCTGGCCGCTTATCTGGAGGGCGCACAGCGCGAGGCTGCGCAGGCCGGCGCGCAGTATCGCCGCACCGCCGAGACCGTCATCGGTCTGCGCCGCGAAGCGCGAGCGGCCGGCGTGGACTTCCGTAACCTGTCTGGCGAGCAGCAGCGCATCATCACGACCTCGCGAGAGATCGGCGCAGCCTCGGCCCGCGCCACCGCTGCACTCGACCGCCAGGGTGTCGAAACCGCGTCTCTGTCTCGCGAGCAGCAGAAGCTCCTGCTCAACACCGAGCGCGCCACGAAGGCGATCCGCGAGCAGGGCGACGGCTCTCGTCAGGCGCTCGGCTTCGTGCAGCGACTCCGGGGCCAGATTCTCTCGCTCACCGCTGCTTACGTCGGCGTGTTCGGCGCGATCTCCGAAGTCAACTCGGTCATCGACCGGCAGATCGCTCGCGACCAGGCGTCGAGCCGGCTAAGCCTCGCGAACGACGGCGACGTGGCGAAGGTAGCCGACGAACTCAAGTTCGCCGCTGACGCCGCCGAGCGGTTCGGCATCCGCCTCGGTGTGGTCGAGCAGCAGTATTCCAAGTTCCGCGCGTCTGCTGCGGCTGCGGGGCTGGCGGTCAAGGAGTCGCGGTTTATCTTCGAGGCGTTCGCCGGGGCGAGCCGCGTGCTCGGTCTGAGCGTCGACGACACCGAAGGCATCTTCCGCGCACTGGAGCAGACCCTCTCAAAAAATCGCGTGACTGCCGAAGAATTGCGAGGACAATTGGGGGAGCGTCTGAGCGGCGCTTTCAACCTTTTCGCGGAATCGCTCGGCCTGTCGAGTGAGGCGCTGGACAAGCTGCTGCAGTCCGGGCCGGCAATTCGTGGCGAGTTCCTGCTGCTGTTCGCCGAGCAGGTCCGCAGTGCGTTCGAGGACGAGGTTCCGCGCGCCAGTCGTACGTTCCAGTCCGAAGTCAACCGCCTGTTGACGGTCGTCGACGAACTGCGGCTCCAGTTGGCGCAGAGCGGCTTCATCGACCAGCTTCGCCTCGCGGCCATCGAGTTGACTCGCTTCTTGAAGTCCGCTGACGGCCAGCAGTTCGTCAAGGAACTCGGCGAGGGGCTGCGCGCTCTCGGCGTCGGCATCGTCCAGTTCGTCAAGAACATCGACACCGTTATCACGGTGCTGAAGGTGCTTGCCGGCGTGGCGGTCGGCAAGTTCTTCCTCGGTGTCGCCAACGTGGTCCGCACCGTCGCGATCCCGGCCCTCGTGGCTGTCGGTAAAGCGTTCGTCACGGCTG